GGGGTTTTATAGTCCCAGCCGAACACATGGTTCGATTTCTTCTTCTTGTGCCATGGACACGTGAACGGGCTCACATCCTTGCAGGCCACATCCTCATTGAGCCAGCGGCAAAATGAACATGTTTTTACGATCTCTGTTGTCCAGTTCATGCGTGATCCATCTCCTCCCAATCATCGCAGCCCTGCCCCCACTTGTCTATCAGGAACGGATGGTCTGGATGATCGCACCACATTGTCAGATTGTTCACAAGAAGATACTTGCAACTGCCGCAAGTCTTTGTGTACTGGACCATCATGTTCTTGTCCCAGCACCAGCTCTTGTAATCACAGAACTTACATATCGGGTCAGACTTCTTGACGCCAGTCCGGTCAGGTGGCGACTGTGACCGTATTACCCTGGCCGCCTTCTGCTTGGCCTCGTAAAATACGCCTGGCTGGAACTGGACGCACTCGCAGTAAAGGTCGCTGTTGTCTTTGTTGACCATAACAAATAGCGCTTTGTCCAGCGACGCATACCCCATGTAACACTGCAGCGACGCATACCCCATGTAACACTGCAACTGAACATAATATTCAATCTTGCTGGCCTCTACGCCATTCGCCTTAAACTTGCGAAAGCTGGACGCGCCGGCTGATTTGATCTCCAAGATCCATCGCTCGTCGCCACCCATAACGCCATGTATGATCCCGTCAGCATAACCCCTGAACAGGCCGCCATGGTCCTCAAACATCATCTGATCAGTGCCCGCATGAGCTATGGTGTAGCGGTTAGACAACCACTTGACAGCCAAATCCTCTATTACATCGCCGACAGTAAACAACAGCAGCACTCGGCCATCCATCGGCAAGGAATCAAAGTTCCTGAACCGATACCACGCCTGTCTTTCGCAAGGATGGCCGATAGTGCTCATTGATACTGATCGAGATGTGCGACGAGGCTGGCGCGTTGCAGCCTCGAATATCTCGCACTTTATCCTGTCACCGACAGGATCTATGGTTTCTATCTCTGCCATCAGAAACCAGGGCGGTCATCATCCGCCACTTCGGCCTTCTTATTGACAGGTTTGATTTCATTGTCATAGCTGCGGAAAGCAACCACCTTGTTCTTGTCGTCGTAGCCGTCCTTGCCCTCTTCTACGCCGAGCTTTATCTGGAGCAGCTTGCCGTGGAGCTCTTCAGAATCGGCCAGATTCGTGTCTTCAAGAAAGCCACAGGCTATTGCCATGGCCTTGAGCCGCTTCAATGCGAACTCATTGTTCAGGACCATGTTATCCCAGACCTTGCGCCCGGCATGTGATGGCCCCTCGATCAAGAACTCCCACTTGATGAAATTGTTGCCAGCTTTCGAGGTTTTTGACTCGCTGTCGTTTACCCTGGCTTTGTACCATCCGTCGGGCATAAGGTCAAAGTCGTTGCCGCCGTCTATGTCGCCGAGATTAATTCCAATATTTACCATTACTTCTTTGCTCCTTTCTTTATCCTCACGATCTTCTCTTTGATCTTGCCCAGGTTAGGCTCTTCAGAATGCCCCAGCTTGCCGCTGCGGTCCTTGGCCGGGTATTGTGCTGTCGGCTGTGTAATGAACCCACGCACTTCTTTACCGCCCTCGCCAGTTACCATGGTGTAGTAAAAAACCTCATCAAAGTAGCTGGTGAGCCGGTTCTTAAGCCCGGAGCCAGATATAGATGGCGCTACATAGCGCTTGTTGTTGTCGTCCTTGTCGATGTCGTCAAGGCAGGTGAACACGACGTTGTAATGCTCGATGTCACGAAACACCTTGATCATGTTGGTCATGACGTCTGTATATTCACCCCACATTACAAATGAATCCTTGCGATCCGTGTACTTGGCCTTCATCTGGCCAACAACACGGCTGCTGATTTCAGTCAGCGAATCAATAAAGACCCACTTGTATTTCTCCTTGAACTCGTCAGTCGTGAGGGCCTTGTATACCTCCCTTAGCTCCTCTACAGTCTCAACCTCGTAACCTTGAACCCGGCCAGACTCAACGAGATCGGCCACGCACAAAAGACCAGACTCAGCGTTGATCACGCACACGCCTTCAGTCTCTGGTATAGTTCTAAGGAGAGAGGTCTTGCCTATGCCAGCCTTACCTATCACCAGGGCGGTGAATCGCTGGACCTTGTTTACTTCCAATGGTCTTAACGCCATTACAAATAACCTCCTACGGTAGTTTGTTGCCTGGATTTTGCCCGGAATGCCCGGAATCCTGGCCTTGACTAAAAATATACCATGCGGTATAATCGATGTCAAGCAGGAGGAGAAAAAAGATATGAAGACCATACTTCAGGCGGAGTTGGAGGCGCGGGGAGCGCCGGCCACACAGGAAGAGATAGCGGCCAGAACGGGGCTTTCACAGGCGGCTGTCAGCAGACACTTGTCAGGGGCGAGAACGCTTGATTTCGCGGCTGCTCAGGCATACTGGCAGGCGTTTGGTGTGCCACTAACACAAATAGTTAATCACAACTCACAGGTAGAGAAAGCGAGGGCCAAGCGTGAGCAGCGATGATATGTTCAACGCGGCCATGGTTCTGCTTGATCAAGGGCTCTCGGTAGTCCCGTCTTCTCCCATTGATAAGCGGCCTAAAGTTGCCTGGAAACAGTTTCAGAACAGATTGCCAACTCATGAAGAGTGGGAGCAATGGCACGATCAGCTCGGCGACAACTATAACATAGGGATAGTGACCGGAGCTCTGTCAGGAGTAGTAGTTGTGGACTGTGATTCAGAAAACTCTGCTGAGTGGGCGCTCAGGAACCTGCCGCCAACGACTATATATTCCAGGACCGGACGCGGTTACCATATATGGTTCAAACACCCTGGCGTCAAAGTCAAAACCAAGGCATTTGTCCGGGAAGGGATAGACGTTCGTGGAGACGGTGGGTTTATTGTTGTGCCGCCGTCATGGCATGCGGGGAGTGGCAGAAACTATCAATGGAATACCGGGATCGACTGTCAGCCATACAACGATCAGCTATGGAACGAACTGGAAACGTACCCGATTAAATCAAGCCCGTGGTCTGAGACTGTAGACGAGCCGACAGGTAATCTTAACATCAACCTGGCAGACATAGACATAAGTGATAGACCGTTCGTACACCTTGAAAAGAAGCCAGTGCCGCACGGACGCAGGAACCAGGAGGCTGTTAAATATGCTGGCAAGTTCGCTGCGCTCAGAATAGATCGGAAACAGGCGGCAGCTGACCTGATGGAATGGAATCTGGAGTATTGTCAGCCGCCGATGGGTGAAAGAGAGCTTCGAAGCGTTATATCATCTGCCTACAAAATGAAGCATCAACAAGACGTTCGTGAAGGATATTTTGTTGACCCCATGATCATAAATGATTTTGGGATGGATGTCAACAAAACTGAAATATGGGTGCCTGCCGATCAGGACACGGTTGATATAGTGCCTCCGTTCATATCTGAACCAGGTGGCGCCATACAGGAGATCATGGAGGAGATAGGCAGGTGCTCGTTTGTGTCGCACCCTATATACGAATGCGCGGCGGCGATAGCGTTGCTGGGCTCGCTGGCCGGCTTCAAGGTAGTGACAGAGACCAGGAGCCACACTAATATATACATCGCGGCCCTGGGATACAGTGGCACAGGCAAAAACGGCGGCGTTTCGGTCATCCCGAAAACACTACGGGCGATAGATAGAAGCAACTTATATGGAGGGAGCACGTTCACCAGTGATACAGCGCTCTTGAACATGCTGAAGAAGTACCCGATCAAGATATCAGTAGTCGATGAGTTCGGCGATTTCATGAAAGCGCTCAAGGTGGCGGGCAGCCACAAATCAACTATCCCCACCATACTCAAGACAATCTACAGTGATCCTGAGATGGGATACCAGAAGAACACGGCTGACGACCTGAAATCATATGATCTGCCATACGCACACTTCAGCGTATATGGGGCTACAGTGCCGCAGACGTTCTGGGAGTCTGTCTATTCTCAGGACAGCGAGGACGGGTTCTTGTCGAGGTTCCTGGTATTTGAGAGCCATCATAAGAAGGACGAGCAACCTAAACGCGGGGTGTCTACGCCATCGGCCCAGTTCATATCGGCCATGAAAGCACTGGCTGACGTGCCGTTGATATACCCGGAAGCCAGCGGCGACATTGATCTGTCAAAGAACCTGGTTCCGCCCATCCCTGTCGTAGTGCCACGAGACCAGCACGCCGACGAGCTTTACAGAGAGTATTATGTTTCATGCGTCC